CACCGCCGCGCGTCAAGGCTGAAGGCGTTCCATTGCCGAATGCCCGCCCTGACAACCAAAACGCGGCCTATGTCGAGATAACGGCGGATGATTTATGACCACCAGCGGCACCACGGCATTTAGCACAACGGCGCGCGACTTCGTAAAGAACGCATTGCTTGAAAACGGCATCATTGCTTTTGGGGATGATCCGGAAGCCGAAGAAATGACCGCTTGCCTGTTCCGCTTGAACGCCATGCTGAAAACATGGGGTGCGCGCGGGCTTGGCTGGAAGCAGGAAGTTTACACAGCATCGGGTACGGCTGACACAGCTTCGATCACGTTGCCGGTCTACGTGCGTGAAGTGAACGGCGCGCGATATGTTGAAAGCGCCACGAATGAGCGCGCCATGAGCCGCTTTGAACGCGACGATTACACTGTGCTGCCGAACAAGGCGGCATCGGGAACGCCAACGATTTTCAACGTCGAACAGAACGCGGGCGCGTTGGTGTTGAATGTCTGGCCTGTGCCTACGGCTGACTTCACGCTTAGCCTCGATATTGACCGCGCGCTTGATACTGTGACGGACGCAAGCGAAACCATCGACATCCCAGAGGAATGGACCGAATGCGTGATGTCCAATCTTGCGCTGCGATGCTGCAATATCTTTGGTGTTTCGCCAACGGCGGAGTTGAAGGAAGTAGCGCAACTTAGTGAGCGTGAAATGTTCGACGCATACCGGCCTGCATCCTACTTCATGGGCGCGATGTAATGCCCAATATTGAGTTTGCCACATCGTCATATGAACGCGGGCGCGGTGATCTGCCACCGCTTTCTGTAACGAATATGGTGCTGGAGCAAGCGCCAACGGAAAAGACCGGCAAGGCACTGCAAAGCCGTATGGCTGTCATCGACCGTGGCGAGAATATGGGGTCGGGGCCGGTCGCTGCGATATTCCGTAAAGATGGGGTGCAGTCGGGCGATCTGTTCGGCGTCTCCAATGGCAACCTGTACCGCGTCACAGCCTCGCTAGGCGCTGTCCCCGGCTTTGGGCCTGTATCCATCGCGGGTAATGAAGGTGGCGTTATGGTGGCCGCTGGTGACGCTCTGCGGTATTATAACGGCACCACGCTTGAAGATGTGGCATTCCCTGACAGCGCGCCGGTTACAAAGGTTCTTGCAGGCGCTGGGCGTTTCATCGCGCTTCGGGCTGACACGGGCAAATTCTACTGGACGCCAGTTCTTGCCAGCACGGTTGATCCACTCGACTTTGCAACGGCTGAAAACCAGCCTGACAACCTCAAGGATGCGTTGTTTATTGATGACGTGCTTTGGCTGTTTGGCACCGAAACGGTTGAGCCTTGGCCGAATACGAGCGATGCTGATTTACCATTTCAGCCGCTTGAAGGGCGCGTTATCGAAAAGGGCATTCGTGCCACGGGTTGCGCGGCGGCTATCGGTTCGACGTTCGCATGGGTCACAAACGAAAATCAGGTGTGTCTAAGCGACGAAAACAACATCATATCGAACAACGGCTTGCAAGAGCGGATTGAAGCCAGCGCTTCGGTTAGCTTGTTTGCGTTTGTGATGGGTGGGAATGAGTTTCTCTGCCTTCAGCTCGACACTGAAACGCAAGTCTACCAACCGCGCACCGGACAATGGTCGGAATGGAAAACCTATGGCCAAGAACGTTGGGCGGTAGGGTGCTTTTCGGGCGGCGTGATGGGGTCAAATATCGATGGCCGCACACTGACATTCGGCGCGGGGCATGTTGATCTAGGCAGGCAGATGGAGCGGTTGTGGTCTGCCGGCATGCCGATGGATGGCGGGGCGGCGCGTATCAGCAATGTGGTCGCTCGCGTGAACATCGGGCAAACTCCATTCCTTACCGGCGATTATGTCGATCCGGTTATTGAAATGCGGACTTCACGCGATGGCGGCAAGACTTGGGGGGAATGGCGGCGCAAGTCGCTAGGGCGTCAAGGGGATTGGCGGCAAGAGGTGCGCTGGCGTGGTATTGGATTGGCGGGCCGTCCGTCGTTCCTTGCGCAATTCCGCGTTACCGATCCAGTCGATATACGCGTTTCTGGTGTATTAATTAATGAGCTAGGCGGTGGGCGGCAATGATAACCCCCACCATCGTCAACCTTGCACGGCTGCAACGTCAAAAGGCGTATTTTGACCGTGAAGGCTATCCGACGGCGCAAATGCAAATCCATTGGCAGAAGACAATGGAAGCGATTGAAGCTGCTTTTGCCAGCATAAACGAGACAATAACCGAGATTACAGCCACGCAAGACGGGTTAGCAGATGCGCAGGCGGCGTTAGAAGTCACGCAAACCGATCTGGCGGCGGCACAGGCCGATCTGGTGGCAACGCAAGCCACACTAACCACGGCTGTCGCGGACATTGCGGCGGCACAAGCTGCTATCATTACTGTTCAAGATGACGTTACCGGCCTGCAAACAAGCATTCTTGACGCGGTACTGAAAGACCAGACAACGGCATGGGCAACGCCATCGGGCACGTTCACGCGCACGACATTCGCGGCATATGCAGGCCAGACGGTTGACGCGGCATACACCCAAGCCGAAGTGCAGACGATTGACGACACGGTAAAGGGTTTGTCCGAACGGTTGGCGGCATTGATTAGCGATCTGCGCGGGAACGGGGTTCTTACATGATCCGTGCCATGACCTTGGATGATCTGCCCGAAGTCGCACGATTGGGGGCAGTATTCCACGCTCGCGCCGGATGGGATGAAATCGAATATAACGAAGCGGATTGCATCGCTTCCTTGACGAAATTCATGGAAACGGGTAGCTTCATCGGACTAGTAGCCGATGACGGCCATATAGTTGGAATGGTGGGCGGCATAATCAGCCCCGTTTATTTCAACTACTCCCATATCTCCGGTGAGGAACTGTTCTGGTACGTGGCCGATCGCGCGCCACAAATGACCGGGATTAAGTTGCTCAAAGCGATGGAAAGCGAAGCCCGCACACATGGTTGCCGGTCTTGGCAAATGAAGTCGCTAGACCGGTTAGGCGGGGAACGCATGGTGCGGTTGTATGATCGAATGGGCTATCGGCGTTCCGAAAGCTTGTTCATCAAGGAGCTTTAGAAATGGCCATCGGCACAATTGCTGCGATCTTGGGAGGCTCTGCACTGCTTGCGGGCGGGTCTGCCCTGTCAGCGTCCAGTGCGAACAAGAACGCAAAAGCCGCCTCTGCTGATGCCACCGCTACGGCGCGCGAGAACAACGCGCTAACCCGCGAGATTTACAGCAAGAACGAAGCCACGCTATCGCCATTTGTGCAGACTGGCACGGCAGCGGGCGCGCTGCTTAATGACTTCTACGGCATCCAACCACAAGCGGCGCACGCTGGCGCATTGGCGAGTTTCGCCCCATCCGGCATGTCTGGCCCGAATTATGCGGGATACGTCAATTCCAATCCTGATTTGATGGCGGAATTTTCGCGGGTTAGCGATCAATTCGGCGGTGATCCGGCTGCATTCGGTGAATTTCATTACAACACATACGGGCAAGGCGAGGGGCGCACGGTTCCGGTTTATGGTGCTGCCACAGCAAGCCCTGCAACTGGAGCGCCTGTTTCCGCGCCGTCGTCAAAGTCTGCTTTCGCCAATTACATCGCAAACTCGGATTATGCTTTCCAGCAAGGCGAAGGCAATAATGCAGTTAATTCGGGTTATGCTGGCAAGGGTACGGTGCAATCAGGCGCGGCAATGAAGGCGCTAGAGAACTACCGGCAGAACCTGCAATCGGGCTATCGTCAACAATGGGCAGGCGGTGTGGCTAATCAGCAAGGTGTGGGCCTGCAAGCTGGTGGCGCTTTGGCGGGCGTGGCGACGAACTACGGCAACACCATCGCGGCAAGCAACACGGCGGCAAGCGATGCGCGGGCCAATGCGGCGCTGTCGCAACAGAACGTGTTCGGCAATGCGCTTGGCACGGCGGGCGGTGCGCTGCTGAAAGGGTTTGGCTAATGGCTATCCAGTGGAATAATAATTCGGCGCTGGCAGGATTTCAGAACGCCTTAGCATTGGGTGCTGACATTGGCGGGGCTATTCGGCAGAACCGCGAGGATAGCGCGCTGGCTGCGTTCATGACGGCATCTGGCAAGCCTGCTGGTGATGTGCCTATGGTTGGGCCTACGGGCGCTCTCGGCACGCCTGCTATGCCGACGCAATGGG